AACGCCGAACATTCGTTTAAAGAAGCCAAGCTAAAAGATGGCACTATCGTTCAATACGAGGGCGACCTCAACGTAGGTACTGGTCTTAACGTTATTGATGCCGGTGGACAAATATCGGTAGCCCCTGATGGAACTCACGAACTTGAAGATGGCACATTAGTAACTACCGAAGCTGGTTTTGTTACTGATATTAAAGTACCAGAGGGTGAGCCATCGGTAGAGGTAGAGATTGAAGCCGAAGCCCCTGTTAAAATGGAAGATGTATTAGCAGCTATTGAAACAGCCTTAGCCAATGTAAACAAGTCAGAAGTTGAAACCCTTAAAACAGAGTTAGCAGCACAATCGGAACTTATCAAAGATATGTTTGCGGTTATTGAAAAGATTGCTGAACAACCTGATGGCGAAGTTGAGAAACCCGCTAAAACATCATTTAGCAAAACAATACAAAACGAGAAGCAAACCGTTATAGAACGTATGCAGATAGCTGCGCAGAAGTTTGCAGCAAACAAAAACAAGTAACTTAAAAAAAACTAAAAATAAAAGAAAATGGCATTTGCATTTGACAACATTGGTGCTTACACCAAAGAAGAAATGGATACGCTTAAATACGCATTAGTATTTGAGGGTAAAACAGCGGGCTTATTAGCCTCACAAGTCGGCATTAAGTCGGCAGAGAAACTAAACATTATTGCAACAGAGGGAGTATGGCAAGCCCAAGCGTGTGGTTTTACCGCATCGGGCGATACTACATTCTCTCAACGCACCCTAACAGTTGGCAAGATTGGCGTTTACATGGACTGGTGCCCTAAAGACCTTGAGGCTAAATGGACACAAAAAGGTTTGAAGCCAGGTTCTCCAATGGGCTTAGATGAGTTTGAAAAGTACATCGTTGATGATACTATGCAAAACATTCAGAAGCGCAAAGAGGTTGCTATTTGGCAAGGTGATACTAACTCGGCTAACGTTTACCTTAACAAGTTTGATGGTCTGTTAAAAATTATTGATGCTGATACATCGGTAGTTTCTGCAACCGCCTCAACTATCAACACTACCAACATTCGCACAATCTTACAAAACATCATTACACTTATACCTATTGATGTAAAAGGTCGTGATAACGTGAAGTTCATGTGTGGTTACGATACCTTTGAAATCTACCAAAACAAACTTGCAGCCGATAACCTATACCATTACTTTGGCGATGCTACTGGCTACGAAATGAAAGTAGAAAACTCTATGTACACTCTTATTGGTGTACCAGGCTTAAACGGAACTAACCGTATTATAGCAGGTGAGTTTGGCGAAAACGGTAACTTTGTATTAGGTACTGACTTACTTAACGAAGAAGAAAACATTGAGTTGTTCTACGCTCGTGAGGCTCGCAAAGTACGCTTTGTAGCTGAAACTAAGATTGGTGTTCAGTATTACTTTGGCAACCGTATTGTAGAATATACAAACTCTTAATAAATGAGTTGCGCTATAACACAAGGCTTTACTCTTGATTGTCGTGATAGTGTAGGTGGCATACAAGCCATCTACATTAACACCACAGCAAACGTAACAGGCTATACGGAAGCAAGTGGAACAGTATCGGCTTTAACAAAGTCGGGCGTGTTCTACAAATATGAGTTAGAGGAAGAAAACAGCATGGCTCAAAGTGTAGCCACAGGCAACCGCCAAAATGGTACTGTGTTCTTTGCACAAGAGATAACAGCTATCTTCCAAAAACTAACCTACCAAACCCGTGACAAAATCGTTGCCTTACATAAAAACCGCCTGGTGATTGTTGTATTGGATAACAACGGTAAATTTTGGCTAATGGGTAAAGACCGTGGGCTTATGACCACCACAGGAACGGGAGCAACAGGTACAGCAATGGGAGACCTTAACGGGTACACAGTTGTATTTGCGGGTAACGAACCTGAGGATTGGTTTGAGTACACAGGAACTGAAAGCAGTTTAATTTCATAGAGTGTTTAAGCGGTTAGAAAGAGCCTCGCCAATGTGCGGGGCTTTTTTTTGGCACAAAACCAAAAACCTGTATATTAATAGTATGATAGTAATAAACAAGGGGCAAGCCAATATAGTAACGGTAACTCTAAAGGAGAAAACTACTATTACCAATGCTTACTATTTATGGGAGTTTATCAGCAAGGCAAGCAATGTAAAACAATATTGCATACAGCCTACTGATTTAAGTGCTTACAAAGATAGGTTTAACCAATTTATTATTACAGAAGATAGCACCCCAAACCCGATAGCGGGAGAGGTAACATTAAGTTTAACGGGGGAGTGGGCGTACAATGTTTATGAGCAAGCAAGTTCAAGCAATTTAAGCCCAACGGGCAAGACAATAGTTGAAAGCGGGTTAGTTAAGGTTATAGGAACTGCAACAACCGATACACAATACACAAGAACAGTAACAACCGCAGTTTATGCAGGATAATTTATTAGTAGTAAAGCTGATTAATACAGCACCGCCTGTATTTAAGGAGACAAGGAATTACGATAGTACAAAGCCCTGGGTTATCTTTGGCAATGGCAATAACTATCCTGACTACCTTGTAGCCCTTTTAAATGGCTCGGCAAAGCATAACGCTATTATAACAGGTAAAGTTCAGTACATATCAGGTAAAGGGCTAAAACCTACAAAAGATAGCGTTAACCAAGATAGCATAGAGAACTTTCTAAGCCTTGTAAACCCTTACGAAAATGCCGAAGATGTCCAATACAAAGCTGTAATGGACTTGGAAGTATTTGGCGGGTACTATCTTAAATTTATTTTTGATAAGGTTGGTAGGCTTAAGTACGTTACTCACATTCCATTTGCTAAGGTTCGTACTAATAATGATTGTAGCGAATACTACATTTCCGATAAATGGGAAAAGTCAACACGAATAAGTAAAACAGACTACGAAACTATCCAGGCTTACAATGGTATTAACAAAGGGGTAAAGATGTTTGCCTACAAGTTATACCGCCCTAAAATGGGTAATGAGCCTGATGTTTACCCTCTGCCTGATTATGTAGGGGCTATTCCTTATATTGATATGGATAGGGAGGTGGCTAATTTTCACCTCAACAACCTTAAAAATGGGTTTGTAGGTAGCACGCTTATTTCGTTCTACAACGGAGAACCAAGCGAAGAGGCTAAGAATAATATTGAGGCACAATTTAGGAACAAGTTTGCCGGTACTGATAATGCAGGTAGGTTTATATTATCATTTAACCCTCCAAACGTTAATGCGCCATCAATAGAAACACTTACCCCATCTGACTTAGACAAGCAGTTTATTGAGTTAAACAAGCAAGTACAACAGGAGATATTTTCGGGGCATAAGATACCAAGCCCTGAACTGTTTGGCATATCAACAGAGGGTGCATTAGGGGATAGGAACGCTACTGATTTAAAATACGAGTTGTTTAAAAAGACATACGTACAAGCCCGCCAAAAGGCAATGGAGGAAACGTGGAACTTTATACTACAACTAACTGGCATTGGTGGCAAAGTAGAGATAATAGAATTTGCGCCTTTAGAGGTTGTCTATTCAGAGCAACTCTTAGCCCAAATATTAACCAAAGATGAGTTGAGGGAACGTATCGGTTTAGAGCCATTAACGCAACCTCTACTAATGGAACATAACGATGCTACAAGCAAGGTAATATCCTTATTTGCTAATTGTGGTAAACCCGCAAGTGATTACAACATAGTATCAACAAGGGCAAGAAAGTTCTGTAACGATACCGAAGCAGAGCAAGGCGAGAATGATTTGATTAGGGCTGCATTTGCCGACCTTAGCGAGAAAGAAAAGCAAGTTATAACTATACTAAGGACAAACCCTGAAATAGCGTTACCCGACTTAGCTAAAGCGGTTAAAATAAATATTGATACCCTTACTAAAATGATTGATACACTTGCCGCCAACTCTATTATTGAGATTGATGGTGGCAAGATTAATGTATTAAAACCAGAAGAGCCTAAAGCAGAGATAGTAGTTCGCTACCAGTACGCTAAAGCACCAAGAGTACAGGGCAACCCAACACTACCAACCACAAGAGATTTTTGCAGAGAACTGTTAGAATTAAAAAGGCTCTATACACGGGCTGAAATAAATACAATAAGTTCAATAGTAGGTCGTGATGTATGGACTGAACGTGGCGGTTGGTACACTAAAAAAGGAACTGATACAGCAACGCCTTATTGTAGGCACATTTGGCAACAAGTAATAGCAATCAAACGATGAGTTTAGTATTATTTATAGATGAGCAAACGTTAAAGGACTATTCTATAATATCCGACAACGTAGATTTTAAGCAGTTGCGACCAGAGATAATCTCTATACAAGACCTGTATATCCAGGATATAATTGGTAGTGGGTTATACAACGAGATTAAAGCCCAAGTATTAGCCAACACAGTTACAGCGTTAAACCAAACGTTACTAAATGACTATATACAGCCTTGCCTTATTTGGCGTATAATGTCAGAAAGCCCGTTGGCTTTATCGTTTAAATACACCAACAAAGGAATAGTAAATAAGACTGGAGAAAACTCGGTAATGCCTACTATGCCTGATATGGCTAACATCATTGGTAAATATCAAGAACGTTCTGAAAGCTATGCTGAAAAATTGGTTAACTATCTTATACAATATAGCACAAGTTATCCGCTATATTATAACCCAGGTAACGGGGTAGATACTGTTTACCCCCGCAGGCGTGTTTATACCACAGGCTTTGCAATGGGCGCACCAACAAGGCTAACATTAGATTTAGCAACAAGGTATCAAGGCAACTATGATTTATTGTGTGATGATTGTTATTCGGTTTATGGCAAATTCTAACAGAGGCAAAAAGAATAAAGAAAAGTTTGAGGCGTTCTGCAAAGAGCAAGACAAAAAGAACGGGAAACCGCTACCTAAAATAACTGACGAATTATGGCGTTTACGCTTAACCAAATAATAGCACTAACTAAGTCTTATGTGGCAGCGCATAAGCAGTTAAATACTTTTCAATTTGGCGACCCGTGGGAGTTTGCAGAAAGTGAAGAGGTGTTATACCCCGCTTTGTATATGGTTAACGGAAATGTTAATGTTGATGGCAAGACCTTAACACACACTTTTAACCTACTAATTTGTGATAGGATAGACTATAACAAAGATAACCCAGCAGATAGCAACTCACAAGAGAACGAGGTGTTAAGCGATATGAGGGAAGTTTCTTTAGATATACTTGCTATGTTTAACAACGCTGCAAATAGAGATAACTTTTACCTTGTTCAAACCTCTAACTTAGACCCCTTTGTTGAGCAGTTTAAGGATTGGACTGCGGGTTGGAACTTAACTATACAGTTAAAACAACCGATGTTATATAACCGTTGCCAAGTGCCTGTATAATGGATAAAAGTCAGGTAAGGAGTTGTATAAGCGGTAGCGGTAGTATTACATACGACCCGCTCACAGGCATTATAGGTGGTGGAGGCGGGGGTACTGGAACAGTAACAAGCATAGCAACCGCAGGGTTAATAAGCGGTGGTACTATTACCACAACAGGTACTATAACGACCTCTGTAAGCACCAATAAATTAATAGGTAGGGCAACTGCGGGTACGGGGGTAATGGAAGAAATTACACTTGGTACGGGTTTGTCATTTACAGGAACTACTTTAAACGCAACAGGCGGTGGTTTAACAGTTGGTACAACACCAATAGCAAGTGGAACGGTAGGGCGCATATTATTTGAGGGTGCAGGGAATGTACTACAAGAAGCCGCAAACCTATTTTGGGATAACACTAATAGCCGACTATCTTTAGGCTTTGGTAGTTCACCAAGTGCAAGATTAGACCTGTTAGCAGCCTCAACAAGCGGGGCAAACTTAGCTATACGGGTAAGGGATAACGGAAATACATTTAATCAATTTACTGTTTACGATAGCGGTGTTGCTAAGTTCTCGGCAGTAGCATCAACAGGTTTATTTGTTGGCTACCGTACCAACTTTGGCAGAAACTGGGTATATCTGACCACACAGGATATTAGTACCGATATATCCAACCCAACAATAACAGCCCCTACCTTATCAATTAAGTCTGATTTTATAGCGGTAGGTAGTGGAGTAGGTGCAACTTATTCAGATATTGTTTACTTTGACCGCAAATACATAGGCAGTTCGCATACCTCTACATGGGCGTTATCATCGTGCGGAAGTACAACGGGCAACGGGTTAGCGTTAACCAACGGGGCGGGTGATAGTGCTACTGTTTTTGTTTTTGAGCCAACGGGTAATAGTTATTTCTATGCGGGCAGCCGTTACCATCAATTTACAAACAATGGAACGGGAACTATGCGTATTGCAAGTGGCACAGCCCCGACAAGTACGTTTGCTGATAGTGCGGCTATTTACGTTAACGATATATCAGCGGGTAATGCAGCCTTTCACACAAGGGCAGAGGGCGGACATATATTCTATGCGGGTATTCAGGTTGGTATGCGCTCTAACCACGATTTGCAGTTAGTAGCTAATAATACTGTTTACGCTCTATTATCAACTGCGGGTAGAATGTTTGTTGGTGGCAGCACTACACCAACTGCGGTGTTACATTTGGCTGCGGGAACAACAGCAGCAAGTACAGCACCTTTGAAGTTTACATCGGGTTCGTTATTAACATCAGCCGAAGCAGGGGCGGTAGAGTTTTTAACAGATAAAGCATACCTAACAATAACAACAGGGGCGGCACGTAAAGAGCTTACTTTAAACGATGCTGCATTAACAAGCGGGGTAACACCGGTAGCAACTACCAATGGCAGATTGACTGATGGGCTAACATTGGCACAGGGTACTTATACCCCAACCTTAACAGGAGTAACAAACGTAAGCAGTACAACAGCGTTTACTTGCCAATATATGAGGGTAGGTAATACGGTAACGGTTAGCGGTAAAATATCCGTAACCCCAACAGCTAATAATACACAAACTATTTTAGGGGTGAGCCTACCCATTGCGAGTAACTTTGCAGCAGAGGAAAATTGCGGTGGGTTAGCACATACTATCAATAACACAGCAGCAGACCAACACGGGGCAAGTATTTACGCTGATGCCACTAATGATAGGGCTACTTTTGACTACTATGAAACTCACGGTGCGGCAGATAGCTTTTCTTTTACTTTTACTTACAGAATAATATAATGGCACTATCAACAATACCACTAACAACACCACACCCCGTTTTAGGGTTTGAGCGTGAAGCCGAATTAGATGGAATTACTATCAACAGCAACGAGATTGCATTAGAGTTGACTATTTTCTATTTAGAGAACGGGGCGAGGATAGTTAACACCTCACTAAACAACCCTAAGTATGTGCTAAGGGCAACACCTGATAGCACTGTTTACAGGAACGCACAAACGGGAGCAATGATGCCTTACGAGGATAGCCCGTTATGTATTCAGGAGTATCAACTGTTTATGATGATGCTTACACAGCCTGTTAAGATATTGGAATTAGCTGCAAACATTACATTAGAATACGAATTGTATGGTCGCTACGATAGTTGATAACCCAAAGGTAGAGCTACTGCCTAAGTCAAGTCGGGGGCGTTTTAAGACCTTAGAACACTTAGACCACCAACTTATAAACGGGCGTAGTTTATTCGTACCGAAAGGAACGGTAAGCAATGGGGCAAGTGTGCCAAGATTATTATGGGGGATTTACTCGCCTTATGGTACATATACTTACCCGGCAGTAGTGCATGACTTTTTATACGAGAATAACCTCTACTCTCGCAAGTTTGCCGATAGGCAGTTTCTTATTGATATGGGTAGGTGCAACACAAATAAATTTACAAAGTGGTTATTTTACTGTGTTGTGCGTATATTTGGCGGACTAAATTGGAATAAATACAAAAAATAATGGTAGACAAAAACAATATAGTATTTGAAATATCGGTAGCCGAAGCCGAAATGCTGTTAAATAAGTTAGGGGAATTGCAGGGTAAGCAATGCTTTAACGAAATGTTGTTTCTTAGCAATAAGGCAACAGAGGCAATGGATAACTATCAAAGGGCAAAAAAAGAAACTAACCCTATATTTAAAAAGGGAGCTGAATAATGGAGGCTTGGGTAGAAACAATAATAACCGCAGTAGGTGGAGCAGGGGGCGGGGGCTTCTTTGGTTGGTTTTTTACCCGAAAGAAAAGCAATGCTGAAGCTAAAGGCAGCGAGTTAGAAAACGTAGAGCAAGCCATCAAGATTTGGCGGGAAACAGCTTTAGAACTTAGCAAGCGTGTTGATGAGTTAAGTAAAGAAGTAGAGGAACTACGTAACGACCTTATTACAGTACATAGGGAGAACAAGGCACTTAAAGACTACCTATATAAACGAGGGATTGACTTTAAGATTATTCAGAACGAAAACACAATTTTGTTCAACGGAGATAAAAAGAAATGAGGGGAATTAAACAAATGCTAAAGTCTAAAGACGGGCAATACTCACTAAGGCGGGTGTTGGCTGTTTTGGCTTTTCTCGGCATTATGGATTGCACTCACTACGGAATAAGGCATGGCATAGCGGTTGAGGTTGTTGGATTGGTTGGGGTGCTTGCTGGATTGGTTGCCGCTATGTTAGGATTGACTACTTTTCAAAACATAAAACAAGAAAATGCAACTAACAAAGAACTTTAGCCTACAAGAATTTCTTAAAAGCAACACCGCTACCCGAATGGGAATAGGTGAGCAGTTTGCCCCGCCACAATTCGTTTTAGATAACATTGATAACTTAGCCCAACAGCTACAAGTAGCCCGTGATTACTTTGGTGAGCCTATGGTATTTAGTAGTGGCTACCGTTGTAAACGTCTTAACACCGCAGTTGGGGGAGTTGCTAATTCAGCACACACTTCGGGCAGCGCAGTAGATATTGAGTTCCATTCAGAAGCCCAAGCAAATAAACTTATTGAAGCATTAATAAAGGCAGGGTTTAAGCGTATAGGCTTAGGTTGGTCGTTCATTCACGTTGATATTGACCATACCAAACCTCACCCCGCTTGTTGGCTATACGGTAGTAAAACACCCGCTTTCTTAGCTGCAATGGAGAAACAAATAGAAGCCCGTTTAAAATGATATTAGCCCTCTTAATATTGATTGTATTAGGAGGTATCTATTCTAATGTTATAGACAAAAGCGAATGAGCCAGCCAAACAAAAAAGTATGGCATACCCGATTAGCCGATACTCCACGTCAAGAGGGAGAAACACCCTACGAATATTACAGGAGGCTATCTGTTAAGTACAATACAACAGTTGACAATGCACGTACAAAGGCATGGAAACACACAAAGGAAATAAAGTTAGCCGAAGCTAATGAACGGGGATATGTACCGATAATAGATAACGAGGGCATAAAGTTAGAAGATGTTAAACATGGGTGGGTTAAGACTAAAGCAAACGATAAAGGTCGTTCGCACTCTTTGTTTTTTAAGGTAGGTGAGCCAGGTGATTTTATCGGCAATGTTATTGATGGGTTACAGGGCTATAAGTTTACACTACCAACAACAGGTAAGCCAATTCAGTCAGACAAGATAGGCATTATAAATATTTTTGACGCCCATATTGACAAGGTCTGCATAGTGGACAACACCCACGAGGAAAGCTCTATTGAGCAAAACATACGCCACTTTAAAAAGGCTTTTATGAAACTTTTTGATAGGTGCAAAGATTGTGAGCGCATTATCTTCCCTATTGGTAATGATTTTTACAATGCCAACGATGAGAAAAACCAAACCGTAAAAGGTACGCCACAAGATAGCCTTTTTGATTGGCGGGATAGTTTTACCAAAGGCTTAGAGTTAATACGTTGGTGCGTTGATTACTGCCTTTTATCGGGCAAGCCTATTGATATTATTACCGTATATTCTAACCACGATGGTACTAAATTGTTCTATTTGTCAAAATGTATAGAGTTAGTTTATGCCGGTAATGAAAATGTAACAATAGATTTGCAGGGCGTACAACGTAAATACAAGATGTACGGTAGTAACTTGTTTGGGTTTGGGCATGGCGACAAAGAAAAAACCAACGCCTTACCTCTACTGATGGCTACCGAAAGGAGAAAAGATTGGAGTAATGTTAGTAACTGTTTTTGGTTTTTGGGCGATAAGCACCACGAGAAAACCTTTGTATTCAAAAAGTCTTTGGATATGCCATCGGTAGAAGTGCATTGGCTAAGGTCAGTAAGTACATCTGATAACTGGCATTATCAAAACGGTTATATCGGAATACCAAAAACAGCCTATTGCTATATCTTTGATAAAAAAGACGGGCTAACAGATACCATAAGGCAACCTTTTTAGTATATTTAAACTATGAACACAGGCTTAATAGATAGCGTATTTTTGTCCGAAACAGAGGGCGAGTATTTTTACGCCTTATGGCAAGATGATATGTTTATTTATGGCGGTTGTTACGATGAGGGTGCTTTGTACGATAGTCTAATAGCCCTATACAACACCGAGCCAAAAGC